GCTCAAGCACAAAGGAGTCCCGATTCTTTTTGCTGAGTTATTGCTGCAATTGGTCATTGCAGGTACTTTGTACGCTACGTTGACCCGGCATGGACGCTGCGCGTTTCCGTGTCGTTATCCCTCAACCTTGTGCACATTGCAATGCTACTGAGCTTGCAAAATTGCAGAAGGAATTCTCTAATCCTGAGGAGGATACATGGATATACGAGTTTGAGGCTCGTTGCAAGTGTGGCCGGTGCCTTGATCGTCGTCCTTGGATTTTGCGGCGATTGGGTTTGTCCTGGTTTGACGCCGCAGTGCTGGGTGGGGCTTTGGGCCTTTACCTTTACGCTGCAGGATATATTTACACTTTTTTCGCTTATTTCTCGTTTTGCGTCCAGCAATGGAGGGCAAACAGATTTAAGAAGGAAAACGTTCGCATTCCCATTTCAGCTTCTACTGTTGGGATTGTTGAGCGTGCTATCCATGCTTCCTCCGTTTCGGAAAAAGGCACCGCGTATCGGGCCCATGGTACTTTCGTTCATCACCTTTCCTTATTGGATACTTCCGAAGTGCTGAAACAAGCGTTGATCGTTTGGGCACCTTTGGCAATGATGGGTTTTATGGATGAGAGTGCCGGTGTTCAACGGTATTTTGCGGAAGGCCGGCCTCGAGTACGATCAGGAGATCCCCCCGTTTCTCCAGTTGGTAGTGTTAAGACGGATCCATCCCTTATTTTAACTCAGGTGGGAAATCCTGATGTTGAGGATGGTGCCATGTTAGGCACCCAACTTGAAGGAGATGAATATGGAAAGGAAGAGCGGCTTACAGGAGGTGATGCTCCAGTTGAACCTAAAGTATTGGCAAGGCAGATTGGACCAGATTTGATTCCTACCGAAGTTTTCCAATCTACAAAGGGAAATTTGAAAGCTGGCCTTGCTAAACGTGTTCAACCCCTTCCTTTCACAGCCGATAAGAAGCTAATTCGACGTATTGATCGAACAGTTACAGCACTCATTGTTAATGTTTTCTCTGAAAAGAAGATTAAGGATTGGAGAATTGCCAATCCATGTGTTGAAGATATGCATAGCAAGAAATGGAGCTCTGAGCGTTTTCGGAGAGCATTTGAGGAGACTTTATCTGATGTATCTGCGCGTATTGAGCAGGAATTTCAGATTAAGGTCAATGAGGCATTGCCTGCTAAGGGAAAAGCTCCACGACCAATTATCCAATCGGGAGATAAAGGTCAGATTTTGATGCAATTGCCTGTTAAGTGTTTTGAAGAGTTGCTGTTTAACTATTTCGAGGATGCATCAATCAAGCATTTATCTAAACATGAAGCAATGGGCCGAGTTGCCTCTCATTTAAAACAACCTATGGCTAATATAGTCGAAGGAGATGGCAGTGCATGGGATGCTTGTTGCAACGCCACCATCCGAGGAATGACCGAGAATAGAATTATTGAACATATAATTGAGGTACTTGGTTCGGATGCTGAAGTGCCCGTAGGATGGATGCGTGAATGCTTGAATGATATGAAGAAACAGAAAATCAAAGGAAAAGCCAAAGTTGACAATAGGAAATATGCTTGCCCATTACGTGTCTGTATTGCTTCAATTAGGCAATCAGGCCATCGTGGTACAAGCTCGTTCAATTTCCTTGTCAACTTAGTTTGTTGGCTATCTGTTTTATGTGCAGAACCAGAAAAAATGATTAAGTTGAAAGGACGTAAGTTGGCCACTAGGTATGCTTCCGCTTATGATGGAAAATGGTATGATTTGAAGTATTCTTTTGAGGGAGATGATTCTGCCATTTCCACCACGGAACAGTTGAATGAAGAATATGTTGAACAACAGTGGACCAGCCTAGGTTTTCGCATGAAGTTAAAATATGCGAAAGATTTTTTCACATTTACAGGTTTTGATTTCCTGTTGGCCGATAATGGCCCTACGGGAGCTTATATTCCTGAGATTCCTCGAAATATAGCTTCGTCGAGCTGGACTTGTTCCGCTGAAGCCAAGAGCAATCCCGCGAAGATTCATGTTATAGGAGCAGCAGCAATGCTTGCGCGCGCGGAGAATTTTATTGATTGCGGCCCTATGAGTAGGTATTTTGCCGAGTTGGGTCTGGCTCATGTTAAGCGGGCGGGGGATTTTGCTATTGAGGGAGATGCAGCTGTTAAGCTGGGAATTAATCCATGCGCTTCTGTGCAGGATCGATTGCATGAGATGAGTGCCGAATCAGGAGTGATGAGTGAGTCGATTCGAAAGCTTACAGTGGCCACCTTCGGAGGATTTTCGAAGATACAGGAGGCCAAGCTTTTGACATGTGAGTTCGATTCCCCTGATGATGATGCAGCACGCTATTTGATCCCCACATGTTTATGGGATCCTGAAAAGTATGAGCGGGCGCGTCGTTAGGCATTTATCTTTTAATTAGCGGCTATAATTAAATGGGATTTTGGTAGCTTTGTTGCTATGCCAGGGACTCCCCCACTCTGCTGCCGAAGAGTGGATTAGAAACCCGTGTGCACCATCATCAGTATTGGGTGTAATAGTGATGGATAAGGTAGGAGCCTATTCTATGTCGCAAGTTGCCGCGAACTTATCCATCGGTAGGCCAGGGCGAGGCCGAAGGGTTGACCTTATGGTTCAGTAGGCGTGAGCTGCAACTCACGTTGAAGAGCTAGGCGGCATACTGATGCCTGCGGAGGCGGTTAGCGGTTATAGGAGTCGCGCCGTCCGGTGAGGGCCACATCGACTGGGAGTTGCGCCCCAGGGAGTTAGCCAGCTCCGCCATTTTGGTTCGATGCTTCCGACCTGCATGCACATTCCGAGGCCTGTGATCGGCTTGGTCGAAGGTGTGTGGTGGGGTGATGATCATCGCTAGGGGATGGAAACAATCTAGAATGTTTTCATTTCAATCATCCAGAAAGGAAGGCTACGGGTGCGCAGTGTTGCAGCACGTGTTATGGGAGCGAGTTTAAGGAGCGGTGTTGTGGTTAGTCCGTCACCAGAGTCCTTGATCAAGTCCGCGATAACACTGCATGTTGCATGGCTTAAGCATAAGGGAGCTTGTAACAAGTTATGATTCTCTATTGCGATTCTGTTCAATGGCCGATAATCCCCCTGAATCAATCCGATTTTGGAGTGAACGCAACTTGCGTTGGCGTCCGTTATACCGAAAATCTGCCACTTCTAAATGTGCTGGTTTTCATGATGGTGTTGTTAATGGGCGCTTTTTTGGTTGTAATGCTTGTAAGTATCGTTGCAAGTTGCCTGTTCAATTGTTGGCGGCTGAGAGAGTCACCGTCACCTCAGTCCAGCGATCAGAACAGGTGTTCACGGGTTATGGCGGGGGTTTATGGTGTGAACCCATAAAAATTGTACATAAGTATCAGCCATTTGAAGCAATAGATGAATGTGCTTAGGCGCAAATTTTGGGAGTTATGGGTCACTCTGGATCAAAGTGTGGTTTCGGCCAATTCCGGGATTGGACTCCTGGAGATGTTGGTCGAGGGGGGATTAGTAATTTATGTTTTGACATGGATCCTCGTCGAGGCTATGGAAATGTTGTCACAGGAGACTCATTTCTAAACCCCCCAGTTTTGTTTGACCAACAATCCAAAACTTGTTTATATGGGACACATTACTTTGGAAAGCATTATCAGATTGTTCAGGCTGATAATCCGGAGCAATGTGTTTCAAAGTTTTTGGATGGTGCGAAACGTTAGGCTCAAACTCTGGAGTTTTGTTTTAGGTATTGATCATGGCCACTGATTTGATAGCCTTTGAGATTTTTGGTGATGGTGGATCAGCCATCAATGAAGTTAATACTGGAAGTACCGATAAGATTTCTTATTTGCCAGTAACCGGTTCATTGAGATTGAAGAGTTTTAAGGACACTAATTGGATATATGCAGAATTTCCATTGGCTCAATTGCATTTGTCCGGTCCTTTTAATTCTTTACGCTCATTGGACGGAATTGGTTTTGTTGTTACTCGTATTAGTAATTTTGTTACTATCGGAGAAGTTAATAAATTCTTTATTATTGGTACATCATCAGCTTATAAAATGTGGATACAGATGGAAAATGTCAAAGGCTACGCAGGTATAGACTTGCCTGATCTACCTTAATGGCTAAGCATTTTTGGAGTCTGCCGCTATAAAATTTTGTTGTAGTCGCGATGGCTAGAGCGCCGAGGCGAAAAGCCCCCCCGCGAAGGCGCATGAATCGCCGCCAACCTGATTCTGCTGCTTTACGCGGTATTAAACAAGGTGTTGGACAGGCAGTTGCGCGAGCGTTTGGTTCCGCTCCTATGCGTAGGAGGCGCCGCGCCGGGCGTAATAAGCGAGGAGGCAAGGGATTTCACCCTTGTTTGCTTGATGCTTTTCATCAAACACATTTGCCTTTGCCTCGACCAGTAGGCCCGTATACTGTTATTCGTACGACACAATTGGTCACTTCCGGTTCTGGACTAGTTCTTTTTGGTCCTACTTTTGATAGGCCAAAAGGAGTTTGGACGAATCATTGTGCATATTTGTACAATGATTTCAATGCTGCTGGAAACAAGACGAATAATTTGAAGGCTCAAGCTTTCGATTCTATTTCATCTGGCACTTGGAATGGAGCCCAGGTTGCTCCAGCAGCTTTTTCAGTCCAGGTTATGAATCCAAATGCATTGCAAACTACAAATGGCATTGTTTATGCCGGACGTTTGCGTACTACTTTTAAGATGAGTGAGAATGTTGGATCAACCGGACTCGCACTCGCCAATTCTTTTATCTCTTATAATAATCCTCGTTTGTTATCAGCCGCCAAACTCGCTTTCAGGGGTGTTCAGATTGATTTGGTTCCCTACAATATGAGCGAATTGGCGAATTTTACCGCGATTGAGGAGGAGGCCACAGGGGATTTTACTGGTGCCGCATCCATGAATAATGATGTGGGTTTTGCCCCTGTGTTTGTTTACAATCCAAATAACGTAAACTTGCAATATTTGGTTTGTTGTGAATGGCGAGTACGATTTGACCCCGGTAACCCTGCACAGGCTTCTCATGTGCTTCATAAGCATGCAGATGAAAGTATCTGGATGCAAGCTATGCATGTTGCTGAGGCAATGGGCAATGGAGTTATCGATATAGCTGATCGAGTAGCGGATACAGGTAATGCAATGTATGGCGCAATGGCTGGTGGTTACCGTGCTGCCAGAGGTATGCGCGCATTGACTGCGGGTGTGGGACAGCTGGCTCTAGCCTAGTGTCGCTCAGTTCATCGCGCACCGTTTAAGCCACGAAACGGCTGGATTACGTCCTTCGAGCTGTGGACGAACAGAAGCTCGTCGTTTTGGGAAAACGAAAGTTAGGTTGGCCACCTTTATTCTGAAATTTCCCACGTCGGAGGCTACACGATAGAAAGCCCAGCCAAAAGCCC